TGACAACGCTGCGAATCTCGCGCCGCAGTTTCTTGATGCGATTTTGGCGAAGTACAAAGATACTCGCATGGGCAGGCAGGAAATTTTTGCTGAAATTTTGGAAGATGTTGAAGGTGCGATTCTCACTGTAGAGCAGTTGATTTCGCTGAGAGTAGAAAAAGCTGATGATCCCCAACGAATAGTTGTTGGAGTTGATCCAGCAATCAGTACTGGCGAGAACGCGGATAGCACTGGGATTGTTGTTTCATCGCGTGGTAAGAACGGGCATTTGTATGCATTAGCGGATCGCTCTTGTCGGTTGGGACCAGCGGGTTGGGCACGTCGAGTTGTGGATACGTTTCACGAATTCAAAGCAGATTTAATTGTTGCGGAGCAGAACCAGGGTGGACTAATGGTTGAGCATACGATTCGCAGTTTAGATGCTGATGTTCCAATCAAGTTAGTTCACGCGACACGAGGCAAGCATGTGAGAGCGGAACCTATTCTTGCGATGTTTGAGCAAGGCAAGGCACACACGATGGCAGGTATGGATGAGCTTGAGTCTCAGCTTGCTGCGTTTACGCCGGAAGGATACGAGTCGGATGGTTCACCGGATTCTGCGGATGCATTTATTTGGGCTTCGACTGAACTGACACAAGATCGCGGGGCGCAAATATTCTTATGAAGGTAGGTGAGCTTGTAAAGCGCGGTCTTCAGATTCCTGAGTTGAATCCAAGTACGACGTATTCATTGGCTCGAATATTGGGTCACGAAGCGTATGACACTGATCCGATCAAGACTGATTTAGATGGACTGAAGTCTTATTCTGGTTGGGTCTACGCTTGTGTTTCAACGATCAGTCAGGATGTACGGACTTCGCCTTGGCGCATTTGGAAGAAGAACGGAGGTTCAGTTGAGGATTGGAAGGCACTAGACGATTCTCAGATTCCCCAGGTTTTGCAACGACCTTCTGAGACTCATTCATGGGGAGATTTGATTGAGCAGACGCAGCTTCATTTAGATCTGGCAGGAAGATCGTTTTGGCATCTCATCACTGCGAACGACCAAGGTGGTGGTGATGTTGTTGGCATTCAGATTATAAATCCAGATTGGATTAATAGGGCGATTTACGACAAGTCAAAAACGAGAGTTGTTGGCTGGGAATTGAAGACATCCACATCAGCGAGGAAGATTCTACCTGCTGAGGATATTGTCTTGTTTCGCTATCCCGATCCTGTTGATCCGCATGGTGGGATCTCTCCAATTCGTGCAGTTGCGATGTCGCATGACATGGATACCTATTCGCGTGCGTATGCAGCGAGTCACTTACGGAATCACGCGCAGCCGACAGGGATCTTGACTACGGAAGCTGAGCTTACGCGAGATCAAGCAGCGTTGATTGCAGAGGGTTGGCAGGACATTCACGAAGGAACGAATCGCATTCAAGTTCTTGGTAAGGGCGCTCAGTTCCAGACGCTCTCTGCTCAAATTAAAGATTTGGAATTCCTTAATCTCGCCCGTGTCAGCCGCGACCAACTGCTCGCTGCCTTCCACGTTCCCGCGACGAAGTTAGGTTTGGTAGAGGATTCGAGTAGAGCAAACGGAGAGGAAGCAGATCGCGTTTACACTTCGTTGTGTTTGGGTCCAAGGCTGAAGCGTTACGAAGAGCCGATCACTTTTCGTGTTTTGCCTCGGCTTGGATTTCCAAGTGATCAGTACATATTCAAATTTGATTCTGTTGATGTAGGTGACAAGGAATTCGAGCGTCTGTCTGCTGAGACTGCGTTCAAGGCGGGTGCGATTACGATGGATGAGTATCGGGAGCGGATTGGATTCAAGCCAGATCCTAGTGGTAACGGATCGGTGTATTTGATTCCTCTTGGCTTTTCTGTTGTTGAAGATCCGAATGAAGCTTCATCTTTTGTTGAAAACGCGATGCAGCCTGCTGCGGTAGAGAAAGAGGAAGAGGAAGAGGAAGAGAGATCCATTCGAGAGCAACCTGTCGAATCATCCATTTTCGAGCCATCTGATGAGGCGATGCAGATTGCTGCGTTTCGTTTTCTCTCTGCCCAGGGAGATGCAGAGCGGAGAATGAAGGGACGCATTAGAGCGATCTTCTCAAGGATGCAGAAAGCGATTGTTGCAGAAGTAAAGCGTGGTGCGAAGAAGACGAAGACACGCGCACCGAATCAGAAAGATTTGGATAATGTTATCGACGGATTCACTGAAGAGTTCCGCGAGATGCTGGACAAGGAAGCGTTTGCGACATTTGGAATTGGTTTTGATGCATTCAGCAAGGAAGCTGCGAGTTCAGCTTTGGTTTCAGCAGACATGCTGATTGAATTTGAAACGATTGCAGATGAGATTCTAGAATGGGCAAGATTAAGCTCTGCACAAGAGATTACGAATATCACTAATGCATCAAAGGAAGCAGTTAAAGGAATACTCAACGAGGCACTTGAAGAGTCTCTGAGCATTTCGCAGATTGCGGCTCGATTGACAAAAGAGTTTGACAGTTGGAAGGGAGTTCGTGCAGACACAATTGCGCGAACTGAGACTGCTCGTTCGTACAACTTCGGTAAGTTCACCAACGCATCTAAGTTTGACGAAGAGAATCCAGAGTTTGTCACTATTAAGACCTGGGTTCCAACGCAGGATGATCGAACAAGAACAAACCATAAGCCCGGTGCAATCAAGGGTCCGAATGGTGAAAATCGAAGATCAATTTTTCAGGATGAATTCTTTAAGGTTGGCGGGAAAAAGATGATGTATCCGCTGGATCAGCGAGGTGGTGCAGCCAACGTAGTGAACTGCCGTTGCGTATTGACATTTGCAATCGGTGAAAGGAAATAGAATGCGAAATACATTCAATTCAACAATAAGAGCAAATTCGGAAGATGAAGATAGCAACGTGTCTTGGTTTCGCGCTTCGACCAACGAGTTGGATCGACATGGAACGATTATCGAGCCGCGAGGTATCGACACGTCGAACTTCAGTCATAACCCTGTCTTCATGTGGGGACACGATGCATACGGTGGTGATTCTCCACCGGACATGGCAAACATTCTTGGTCGCGTAGTTGACTTCAAGAAATCAGATTCAGAGTTTGACATCGGAGTTGAGTGGGCAAGTCACGAACGTGCAGTGATGGCTCGCGATCTTGTTCGTGCTGGCTTTCTTTCTGGTGTTTCAGTTGGTTTCATACCAGACCCTGATGGGACTTCGATACGAACTGTCGATGGTTCCGAGGTTCCGGTGTACACGAAGACGGAATTGGTCGAGGTAAGTCTCGTACCAGTTCCTTCCAATCCGTCAGCGTTAGCGATCATGCGGTCGCTCAAGTTGCCGGTGATCTCACAAGATCCTTCTCCATCCGAAGAGGATGCAGATTCCGAGGGACTGCGAGACGCAATACGGTCGATGCTTGGTGTGGAACGTATCCGTACTGAGTTGGAATCGAACTCGTAGGAGGTTCCCTAATGGAACTCGAAAACGTAGTAGAAGAGGTGAAGACGGACATCCGTACATTCACCGAAGAGCAGATCACTCCGATCAAGGAGCGATTGGCATCGTTGGAGGAGCGCAACAGTTCTCCCGCCGACGAAGTAGTGTCAGACTTGGAGAAGCGACTCATCGAAGGAGAGCAGAAGCTCGAATCGATGTCAGAGCAGATCCGACTAGCCAAGGTAGAGGGCGGGCTCATTCCCGCAGTCGAGAAGAGTAGCGATCCGTTCAAGGGTTTCATCTTCAAGGACATCGACGCAGTTCGTCACGAGTTGCTTCACGGTGAAACCCGTGCGATAGACCTCGCGTCTATCGCAGGGGCAGGCAAGCTCACCGACGAGACAGCAACGGCGTTCATCGACTTTGTGGTTGGTGATCAGCCAACGCTCTCGGTAATCGAGAAGCGGATGATGAACTCGCCGACTGCACGTCTGGATCGCATTGGTGTGGGTTCTCAAAAGTTGAGAGCGGGAACTGAGAATCAGGATGTTTCGGACAGCGATGCGATCACCTTCGGAGCGCATACTCTGACTGTGACCGAAGCGGTTTGGGCTGAGGACATCAGTCTGAGCTTCCTCGAAGACAACATCGCTGGTGCGAATGCCGAGTCGCAAATCGCGACGGTGGTTGCCAAAGCTATTGGAGAGGAGTTGAACGATCTTGCCTGGAACGGTGACGGATCGACCACCCCCTTCTTCTCAATCAACACTGGCTTTGAGGCTCTGTTCGTTACGGACAGTGACACGGCAGTCGCTAATGTCAATGTGAGTGGTGGCGGGACAGCGGTTGCTGTTTTGAACCTACTCTACAAGGGGATGCCATCCCAGTACAGGACGCTCTCGGATCAGCGGATTTTCTGCTCTCCGGGTTTCGCGACTGAGTACATGGGTGAGTTGGGTGAGCGAGCGACGATACTCGGTGATCAGGTTCTGATCGGTGGGTCTGCTGGACTTGCCTACTTTGGTATCCCGATCACGGTTGATCGTCATCTCGATGCGGATAAGATTTATATGTCTCCCGCATCCAATCTCGTCTTCGGTGTGCATCGTGACGTGACGCAAGAACTGGAGTGGCGACCTCGGTCGCGCCAGATCGAGTTGACCGTCTCGCTGCGCTTCGACTACGAATACAAGTTCGGTGGCGTAGTGGCCCGTGGGCACAGCATCGTAACAGGACTTGAGTAATGGAAACTGAGAACTCAAAGCAAGAGCGATGCAGGTTTTGTCAATGCCTCATTGACAGGACTGAGGTTTGCTCTTGCTTTGGTTCTCGCCTCTGCCGCCTCGCAACGAAATCAGTTCCGAGTGAGGTGGCAGAGCGTTTTCCGGTTATTTTTACTTCCCTCAAAGCATGTAAGGTGAAGATGAGATGAGCATTGTTCGCAAAGATGAGCTTGCTGCGTTTCTTGGTGTCGAAACAACTCCGACAAGAGCGCAAGCTTCTATCGATATTGCGGAAGTGATTGTCTCTGCGTATTTGTCGATTGATTTCAATCGACGTGGAAACGCACTTCAGGAGCATACAGTAAGCGAACGAATTACTCCGGTTCGCGCCAAGATGTTTCTTGAAGTCAGTGGTGGCTACATTACTGGAATTGAGTCTATTGCGTATAACGTGAAAGGATTCGAGCATACCAACGATGAAGTCGGTGATGATATCTCAACAGAGACTCCGACATTCGATTACGTCTTCAGTCCAGAGTTCAGTGGTTGGGCAGTTGGCGGCAAGACTTCAACAGGTGAGCAGTTCATCTTCCAGCGAGGGCAAGAGTATCGCGTAAGCTATCGAGTTGGGTGGTGTGCTGGTCTAACAGCTTATGCCTGGGAGTGGTTCCGAGACAACGCGGAAGACACCTGGGAAGAAGCCGAAGATCGGCTCTCTTGGGACTTCGTAGATGGCACTGATACTACGACGAATGACGCAGGCGCATATCTTTTGGGGCCGCAGCCAGTAGGTCAGATCGAAGGCATTCATTACGAAACGGGTGGCAATGTTACAGATGAGCGCTTGCTCTCCCCGTCTCTTTCTTTCATGGGTTCAGATTTTCCTTTTATCATCACTAGATTGAAGCTGATTGAAGCATCAACAACGGGCTATCCATGTTATCGGGTGGGTTGGCTTGATGGTGATGGGCGCACTGGATTCACAGGTAAGAAGACGCAGCGAGGTGAAGAGAACTTCCTACCTGATAGGATTCGAGCTTCAACGCTGAATTCTGATCATACTGGATACGCAACACTCGTTGCTGATATGGGTTTCAATCCTGCTTCTGATATGGATAAGCAGATGCAAGATCCTGCGCGTAGTTGGATTGACAAGACAATCACGCAGATCAGTCTTCAGTTGTGGAATCTTGGTGCGAGTGATCCAGACGGTGCTTTGTACATTCTCGATTACGTTCGGATCTGTGATGGTACTGCGAAGATTCCCGCATCTATCAAGATTGCGATTCTAGAGATTGCGCGTGCGATTCGAGATGGATCAAGCACTGGCGTTCAGTCTGAGAGCATCGGCGACTACTCAAAGACAATTGCGATGAGCGAAGCATCGAAGGTGATCCCTTCTCTTGCGAGAACAATTCTAGAACCTTATAGAAGGCCGAGTTGGTGAGCATAGAGCATTTGTTAAATACGACTGCGGATATGAAGCGTCCATCTCCAGACTATGACGGGATGGGAAACGTGATCTATACGTTGAATACGTTTTCGAGTGACCATGCTTGTAGAATTTCCCAGTCGATGCCTGTTGATGTCACTTCAGGTCCGGTTGAGTGGTCAGAAGCGAATGCAATGATCTATGTGTTGAGCGGAACAGTGTTCAAGCGTGATGATGAAGTTCATCATGGTGAAGAGGTTTATACAATCATTGGGATCAAGACTCCGAGTGTGAATGATCATCATACTTCGCTGGTCTGCAAGGTGAACACCAATGCGGCGTAATGACTGGAAGCTCACATGGAACGGTAAAGAGATTGGTGAGATGGCTGCGAAGCGTTTGAAGATCAACGCGGAGAAAGTGGCAAGAATGATCGAGTCGGACATCGTGAAGTCTCTTTCAATTGGTCAACCTGCGATCAGGCGAGGAGATGGGTCTTTGTTTGGCCTAGATCCATCAAAGCCTGGAGAACCTCCGCATCTCCTGACAGGTCGCTTGCGAGCTTCGATTGATCATCGTGTAGAAAGACGTGGAAAGTTAATCAACATCTATATCAGCGCAGGTACGAATTACGCAAAAGATCTTGAGTATGGCAAACCGAGTGCCGGTGCTTTTAGAGGCGCGATTGCTCCAAGACCATTCATGCGACCAGCGTTAGCTAGGAACAGAACAAAAGCGATTAGAATGCTTGTGAAGAACGTGTTCAGCAGGCAAGGCATCTCTGATCGAAGAAGGCGAACGTAATGATTGATCTGAGTAGATCTATTGTGGACTACCTCCGATCTGACACGATTCTTTCAGACAAGCTAGGTTCGTTCATGGGACATGCTGCGGTGTTTTCTTCTTTTCCTGTCCCATCGAATACGGAAAAACCTTTCATCGTAACGGTTTCAATTTCAGATGTAGACTTGGACACTAAAAACAGAACGGTGAGAGAAATATTGCAAGACATTTCAATTTACGATGATCAGGATGGAAGTCCTATAGTCATCGAGGAGATCTCCGAATACTTGAGAGAGAAGTTCAGGGCACCATTTGTTGTTCCAGATTGGACGATGAGTGGATTGAGTTTGAGTGGACCCGTTCTGAATGATTCGGATGATTACTATGGTAGGGTTCTTACGGCAAGAGTGGTTCTTGACCGTTAGGAAAACGAACGCAGGAGGTAAGTAAGATGGCAGTAGTAAATGGTAATTCGATAATTATATACATCGGTAACACCGCAGTGGGTTCTCAACGCGGAGTGACCTTCGACAGTTCGGCAGAAATGCTCGACATTTCAGACAAGACGAGCGCAGATGCAAAGTTCATATCTGGAAAGAGGACTGACACAGTAACTCTGTCTTCTTTCTATCTTGCGGCAGGAGATGCTCCGCAAGCAGCATTGCGAACTGCATACGAAGCCGGTTCATCGGTTGAAGTTGACTGGGTTGAGTCTTCGACAGACGGACTTACTGGGACTGGGTTGCGTACTGCGGAAAACGCATTCATCAGTTCGTTGTCAGTCAATGCTCCTGAGCATGGACCGGCGGAAACTGAAGTCACGCTTCAGATCACTGGTGGCTGGGGAACTTACTCAGTCTAATGGGAATGACATCTGACCAACTGCGTGGGCGAGTAAGCATCCTGATCGATGGTGAGGAGAAGTTTCTTCGCTTCGATCAGGGTGCGCTTTCTCGACTGATCGATCAACTTGGCCTGGAAGGGATGAGTTCGATTCCTTCTGCGATCTCCTCACTAGACATTGATACATTAATTGCTCTTGTCTGGGCTGGACGATTGTGGGAAGAACCGGAGTCGAAGATTGAGGAAGTTCGTAATTTGTTCTTTCCGATGCTTCCAACATACAACTCTGCAATTGAGGCGATGAATCTCGCGTTGTGGGGATCACTTCAGCCTGACTTCGGGGGAAGCGATGACGATGTGGACCCTCCGAAGGTGAAAGAAGAGAATGGGACTTTATCGACGCAAGAGATTTTGCAGTAATTCATCTTGGTTTTGATATCGATTCGTTTTGGCGTTTGACTCCAGCCGAGTTGAATGCTCTGTCGAGTGAGTACGGGAAGAAGCAGAAGTCTGAGTTTGAGACGTTAAGGGCATCCGTTTACTGGGCTGAATCATTGGCTCGAACGAAGCGTCTGCCTGATTTTAGGAGTTGGATAAGTCCCCCTAAGCCTGCAAGAAATCTAACGGGTGAGGAAGCCGCGTTGAGACTAGAAGAACATGAGAATGATGTCGCTTTAGCAATTTCCTTAAGGAATAGACGGGATGCTGCAAAGAACGAAGAAGGATCTTCTGTAGATGGCTGAACCGATTGGCAAACTTGAATTAAAGCTTCAAGCTGATATTACGCAACTCGAATCTGACTTGAAGAAGGCAGAGGGTCGAGCGAACACTGCTGGCAAACGCATTGCGCGTAACATGCAAGGTGCGTTTAAGGGCGTTGGAGCGATTCGCGTCAAGCTTGGTTTGATGGTTTTTGCTCTTGCTCAGATTGCTGCGCTAGGCGGCATGAAGAGATTGGTAGATGGTGCTATTGATGCGGCAGATGCAATTGGCAAGACCTCTGACAAGTTAGGCATCTCGAATTCCGCGTTGCAAGAATTTCAGTACGCAGCAGCACAGAGTGGAGTCAAACTTGAGACTCTAAATATGGGATTGCAGCGGTTCGGACGCAGAGCAGCAGAAGCAGCCACAGGAACTGGAGAAGCACGCGGAGCCCTCAAGCGTTTGAAGATCGAACTCACAGACGGGCAGGGCGCTCTCCGCTCAACAGAAGCTTTGTTCATGGACACAATGAAGGCATTGTCCGAAATCGAGAATCCACTTGAAAGAGTGCGACTGGGATTCAAGTTGTTCGATTCTGAAGGAGTTGCTTTAGTCAATATGGCAGGCAAGATGGGAGTGCTTCGCGACGAAGCGCAGAAAATGGGACTCATTCTCGATGATGAGGTAATTGCCAAGGCGGAAGAGACGAAGGACACGCTTTCTGCGTTAGCCAAAATAACAAGTGCCCAACTGACTCCTGCGCTTGCTGATCTAGGTGGTGGTGCGTTGATCGCAGTTGGTGAACAACTTGCGGTAGTAGCCTTCTGGGCGAACAAGATGTATCGGTCGCTTGCGGCTACTGCGAATCTCGGATTGAGCAACACTAAAATGCGGCTCATAGAAGCGAGAGATGAACTTTTAATAACTAATTTAATACTCAAAGAACTCGAAGATGAATTCGCGAGAAGCGGCGACCCGCGTGGGGCCACTAAGCATTTGGGTTTGGATAACAGAAGGAAATACCTAAATGCAGAAATCATCAGGCTGGAGAAGCAAAAGATAAATCTGGAAAATGCGCGAAAAAAAGAAGCGAATATCCTGTCTTCGGGACCACCAGTTTTCGATGCCAACGCGGAAGAGAAAGCGGCAGATATGCGTCGAAAGATTGCTGAGAAGGCATTTGAAGATCTTCGTGCTATGCGAGCAACGGATATAAAGAATATACAGCATGAAGCAAATAAAAAGATTGCCAAACTCGAAAAAGCAACCAAAGACGAACTAAAGATCTACGGAGGCAAAGCTGAGGCGATAGAGGCGATAAGGGATGCTGCTGCAATCAAAATCGATGCAGTGAACGCAGAATCGCATGAAAAGATGATCAAGCAACTTCAGAAAGATGTTGATCTAGAAGCTCGCAGGGCAGAAAAGATTAAGAAGATGCGCGATGGAGTTCATCAAAAGTTCCTTGAAGCAACGAAGACCGAAGAAGAGATGATCAAGATCAATCTCGCGAAGGAGATCGAGGAACTCAAAAGAAATATTGATAAAAAGCTTTACCTTCATGCTCAGTTCCTAGAAGACAAGGAAGAACTTGAAAGGGTAGCGGAAGAAGAAATCAAAGATCTCCGCAGGGACAATATTGATCTTGAGAAGCGTTACTTAGAAGAGCGCGAGAAAGCATTTGAGGAATCGTTCGGATTCATCCGAGATGGTTTTGCTGATGCGATGACAGAAATGATTCTTACAGGTGAGGCTTCGTTCAAGACACTCGCGGATTCATTCTTGCGAGAGTTTGTGCAGCGAGCGATTGGAAGTCTTGCTGGCACTGCGTTTACTGCACTGAGTTTAGCCTTTTCGCCGACTCCGATTGGCCCATTGCAAGCTGACGGTACGTTCAATGGTATTGGTTTGGCACATGGTGGTCCGATTGGTAGTAGCAGGGGACCAACGCTCGTCGGAGAGATGGGACCTGAGTTATTTCTTCCCCACACTTCAGGATTTATTGCCAATAACCAAACACTCAGCAAGATGGGTGGTGGTGGTGGCAGCTCCGTCTCGGTGACTGTCATCAACAACACTGGGCAAGAGTCATCGACAACGGAACAAAATGGGCCGAGTGGGAGATCCATTGAAGTGATGATTGGCAAAGCAATCTCTAAGAATATCTCAAGAGGTGGTGACGTGGATCAAGCAATCAGAAACTCGTATGGAGTCAATCGAATTGGGAGGCATGGAATCTAAATGCCCGTTTGGCCTGACCTACCGACTGATCCGATGTACGGGTGGACCGAAGTGCCTGGAAACGCCACGATTCGGACAGAGACAGATTCCGGTCCAGCAAAGACTCGCAAGCGGTTCAGTTCTGCACCAAGTAAGTTCTCACTTCAGTTCGCGATGTCAACCACTCAAGCAACGCGACTGATGCAGTTTTACACGAATTCGTCTGATGGTGATCCCGCTGGTACTGCGAGTGGTTCGTTGACCTTTGGTGGGTTGCCTCATCCGCGAGACAACTCTGCGGTAACTGCAACTCTCTTGACCGGATGGAGATTCACGTCGCCGCCCACGATCACGCAGAATTCATTTGGTCGCTTTAATGCGACCGTTCAATTGGAGTTGATCGAATGAGTCGGAGCGTTTCATCTGCTGCACGTCAAGCAATGTACTCGCAAAGTACCGAAGAGTTGTTTGTTCTCTTGCTTCAAATTAGCAATGAAGATGATCCGTCTGAGCCGATACGAACTGCGCTTGACTCGAAAAACTTGGATTCCAAGATCACGGTTGATGGTGTCGATACATATTCGACTCCAGTTACATTTGCAGGGGGCTTTTTCGGAATCGAGCTACCTGAAGAGGCTGGAGAGAATATCTCCAATGTTCGCCTGTCTATCGACAACGTAGACAGGGCGATTGTCACTGCCATTAGAAACGCATCTGAGCCGCCTGAAGTGCGGATGTGGATCGTTCTACGAGACACACCTGATGTCGTTGAAGCTGGACCGTTTTATTTTGTGCTTGAAAGCGCAGAATACAATGGTTCAACGGTTACGGGTGAACTCGCCTTTGAGGATGTGACAAACAGACGCTATCCGAAGCACGAGTTCACACCGCATCTCACACCAGGGCTATTCTGATGTCTTGGACAAACGACTACGTGGGCATTCCATATGAGATCAACGGTAGGGAGATGGACGCACTCGACTGTTGGGGACTCGTTCGCCAAGTTTACAAACGCGAGCTTGGATTCGAGTTACCATCTTATGCGGGCTACGAACACAGTCTGGATAGCAAAGCTTTCACTGCGGCTTTCGAGCAAGAGAGAGAGATGTGGAAGACTGTTGCGGTGCCGGAAGAATACGATGTAGCGTGGTGTCGGATCGTTGGCGTCGAGTGTCATTGTGGTGTGATGCTTGCTAACGGTCGAATGATGCTTCACGCAATGGAAGGGCAGGACATCTGTATTGTGTCTACATTGACACCAGTGTGGCAGCGGAGGATCTTGCGATGCTACCGGCTACAATAGATGTCCAGACGGCACGCAATCCATTCGAGAGTAATCGCGTCAATTCATACGCTATAGAAGGCGAGACGATTGAGACGATCATCATGTCGCAAGGGCTTCGGCTTGATGGTGTCTACACGGTCAATGCTGTTATCAACGGTGAGTTGGTTCCAGAACGGATGTTCGCCAAAGTCAGGCCGAAGGCTGGGACGTTAGTAGTTCTTCGCGTCATCCCTCGCGGTGGTAATGTAGGCAAGGGCATTCTGTCTATCGTCCTTGGCATTGTCATCATTGCCGCCTCATGGGGGACGCTGACTCCCCTTGTTGTTATTGCTGCGGGGGCTGCAATCTACTCCGGTATACAGTCCATTCTTGCACCACCTCCTGCTGTTCCATTTAGTGGTGACATTCCAGAGAGTCAGAACTCACCAGCGTTGTCAGGACAATCGAACACAGCTCGACTCTATGGTCCGATTCGTACCGTTCTTGGTAAGTACCGGGTCTATCCCGATCTACTCGGCAAGCCGTTTATCGAGACGGTCGGACATGACTCGATTATTCGGATGCTTCTCTGTTTCGGATACGGTCCACTCGACATTACCGATATACGCATCGGCGAAATACCCATCATGGAGTTAATCTCGTCATCTGATTACAACGTACTCCAGGGATGGGACGATGATGCGCCACTGACGATCTTCCGAGATGAGGTGGACTTTGATGGAACAATTAAACCAGAGTTGCCGAGAGAAACCCCAGAGGTGGCTAACCTGACAACAAAACCAGGGCCGGAAGAGATATCGTTTGACATCGTATTTCCGGGTGGCCTTATTGCA